CTATTTAGTCATCTTCTTGTACTTAATACGGTGTGGTTCTAATGCTTCAGCGCCCAGAGTACGTTTTTTGTATTCTTCGTATTCGGTGAAGTTACCTTCGAAGAATTCAACTTTACCTTCATCCTGATAATCCAGAATGTGGGTGGCGATACGGTCAAGGAACCAACGGTCATGGGAAATAACCATCGCGCAACCTGGGAATTCCAACAGGGCGTTTTCTAAGGCGCGTAGGGTTTCGATGTCGAGGTCGTTGGTCGGTTCATCGAGCAGCAACATGTTGCCGCCAACCTGCAGCAGTTTCGCTAAATGCAGACGACCACGTTCACCACCGGATAGCTCGCCGACACGTTTGCCCTGATCGACGCCTTTAAAGTTAAAGCGGCCAACATAGGCGCGGCTTGGCATCTCAAAGTTACCGATGCGCATGATGTCTTGGCCGTTAGAGACTTCTTCCCAAACGGTTTTTTTGTCATCCATGCTGTCACGGAACTGATCTACTGACGCTAGCACGACGGTTTCGCCGAGATCGATATTGCCGGAATCTGGCTGCTCTTTGCCGGAAATCATACGGAACAGGGTAGATTTACCCGCACCGTTCGGGCCGATGATACCCACGATGGCACCTTTCGGTAGCGCAAAGGAGAGGTCTTCAATCAGCAGGCGGTCGCCGTAAGATTTTGACAGGTTCTGAACTTCCAGCACTTTGTCACCCAGACGAGGTCCTGGTGGAATGAACAGTTCGCTGGTTTCGTTACGCTTTTGATACTCAACGTTGTTAAGTTCTTCAAAGCGAGCCAAACGCGCTTTACCTTTAGACTGACGGCCTTTCGCGCCCTGACGTACCCATTCCAGCTCTTTCTCGATAGATTTGCGACGAGCGGCTTCAGCCGAGGCTTCCTGCGCCAAGCGCTGATCTTTCTGCTCCAGCCAAGAAGAGTAGTTACCTTCCCATGGAATACCTTCACCACGGTCAAGTTCGAGGATCCAACCGGCAACGTTATCCAAGAAGTAACGGTCATGGGTAATCGCTACCACGGTGCCTTCGTAGTCGTGCAGGAAGCGCTCCAGCCATGCCACGGACTCGGCGTCCAAGTGGTTGGTGGGTTCGTCGAGCAGCAGCATGTCTGGTTTTTCCAGCAGCAGACGGCAAATTGCCACGCGGCGACGTTCACCACCGGACAGGTTAGCAATCTGTGCATCCCAGGCAGGCAGACGCAGCGCATCGGCGGCACGTTCTAACTGGTTATCCAAATTATGGCCGTCGTGAGACTGAATAATCGCCTCCAACTCGCCCTGTTCTTTGGCTAACTTATCAAAGTCAGCGTCTGGATCGGCATACAGTGCATACACTTCGTCCAAACGGGTCAGTGCGCGTTTCACTTCACCAACGGCTTCTTCAACCGCTTCACGCACGGTTTGGTCTGGATTAAGTTTTGGTTCCTGCGGCAGATAACCGATTTTGATCCCCGGCTGTGGGCGGGCTTCACCTTCGATTTCGGTATCAATACCGGCCATGATGCGCAGCAGGGTTGATTTACCTGCGCCGTTTAGACCCAGAACACCGATTTTGGCTCCGGGGAAGAAACTAAGGGAAATGTCCTTCAAAATGTGACGCTTCGGCGGAACAATCTTGCCGACGCGGTGCATAGTATAGACGTATTGAGCCACGGCTATATACTCCTTGATGTATAAGGGTTTTATGATGTCCCACCAATCTTATGGGGCATGGGTGGGGCATTATTGCTTAATTTTGAATTCAATAGTGCCAACTGGTCGGAATTATGGTCCGGTATCCAGTCGCCGTAGACGTTAAACAGCATCTGGGCAGAAGTATGCCCCATCTGCGTCGCAATAAACGCAGGATTCGCCCCGGCTGACAATGACCAACACGCATAGGTATGCCGTGACTGGTACGCCTTACGGTGGCGGAGTTTAGCCCGTTTTAAGGTTTTATCCCAGTTATCACTTATCGATGTGACAGTATAACGGTCGCCAACAATGCCGTGGGAGTTTATTCCCGGCTTAAATACAAATGTACATGCATCTTTTCTCTTTTTCCCTATCTCTCTTAACACAACATCGACGGTGATCTGTGGCATCAATCGCGTTAATGCCAATTGGCTTTTAAGTGCCTTCATCGCCGGTTCCATCAAAAAGATCACGCGGTCGGTACCGGCCCGCGTTTTTGGCAACGTATATTGCTTTGTCGATGTCCAGTTTCGTCTAACTGTTAAAGATTTCGCCTCTAGGTCTATATCTTCCCATGCTAAAGATGCAAGTTCACCGGGGCGTAACCCTGTATAAACGGCTAGGGTCCAAATATTGATAGATTGCTCATTTCGACATGAGCGAATAAGCCTAGCGAATTCATCCTGAGATAGCGGATCTGGACGAACCTTAGAGCGCTTTAGCTTGTTTACTGCCGCTCCCGGATCTTCATTAAGGTACCCATTATCAAATCCAAACTTAATAGCGCCTTTTGCACAGGTTAGATAGTCATTCACTGTTGCGACGCTGCGCCCTTTTATTAATGCTTTGATTTGGCGCCGTGGGCGTTGATAACCAGTTAATAATTCATTTCTAAGGCGTAGGAGGTCTTCAGGTACAAGTGTTCTGGCAATGCGATTGGGTTTTAGGATCTGCTGGCATGTCTCCAGTTTAACCTTATACCGGCGCAGTGAATTTAAAGCTAACTCAGGCTTTTTCAATGAGAGATAGCGCTCAAAAAGCTCCGCGACGGTTAGATCCTTTTCTTTGCTGGTGGTGTGTACCACAGACTTAGATTCAGGAAATTGTTTAACATAGTCGAATGTACCGGAGCGGATAGCAAAGCATACGGATTGACGCATTTCGGCGGCGGCTTTGCGATTTCTAGGGGTATCGGGGAGCCCTAAAGACTCCCGCTGGCGCTTACCATTTAGCATGAACCAAATGCGAAGATTGCCACCGTGGGCCTCCACACCGGTCGGATACTTAATTTTAGTGGACATATATCAGCCTTATCAGACCGTCGGCTGCTTGGTGGCTTGCTTATCCAGAAAGGCGTTAATCTCATCGAGATTATAAAGTGCTTCACTGTTGGATTTTGGGATGCCATCAGTAGAAGCTAAGATCCACTCCTTCCCTTGCCGCCACGCCCCACGACGGAACGCACGAATTTTCCCATCCGATAATCCAGTAACCAACATTAACAAGTCTTTGGTTAACCATTTATTCGGCTGGATATTTATGCTCATGCTTGGTAAGGCAGTTACGGTATCTACCATACGTACTTCTCCACACAGTTATTGTAAGGCCCGCTGCAACGGGCCGGTAAACAATTTAAGCTGCTTTTACTGCTGTGCTAAAACAACTCTTAGCGATTGCCATCTGCTCGGCATCATTCATCGCGTCATGAAGCGCGTTGTGCTTAATCATCTGGAAGTATGGCTGGTGGTCTGGTACATAACCTTTTTTACCGCCAGTGAGTGCATCGATGTACGTCCGAACGTCGCGCTTTCCGTTGTACTTCCACGGGCATTCAATGCGACAGGAGCGGTATGCACTTTCTAGAATGGAGCCATCAAAGTCGGTACCACGAAAGTAAATCGTGGCGCCAGTATGTTGAGCAATCCAACTATTCAGATTAAGCAGCTGGTCAGCTAGCGATTCACGATCGCCAGATAATGCTTCTTGCGCGTCCTGCTTCTGACTTCTCCACCAGTGCTGTGTATCTTTCGAAACAGAGCGCCCAAGCATCAGCTGATCGTTAGCATCAAGCAGACAGTAGAACGCATTAGCTGAATAGTCAGAAAGCTCAGGATCGCGGCTTACAGCTAGAATAGATTCGCGAGTACCTTCCAGATCTGCAACATCAAAAGCAAAAGCGCCGATAGATAGGATGAGAGCAGAAGGGCGCACATCCATAGTTTCGGTATCGATCACGATAGTGTTAATCATATTATTCACCTTTCTGTTGCGTTGGAGCTGCGGCTAACATTGCAGCCCAGCATAATTTTGCCCTGTGTGCAGCCTGCTTACATCCGCTCATTGCTGCGTATTCTTCCCAAACCTCAGGCTTACTGAATGTTTTATCGGGCTCAGACTCAAACCCATCAATGATCATGTTCTCTGTTGGCTCAATCGGAACCAACATCCACCCAGAAGGCAGCTTGTAAGGCTCGCTTACATGTTGTGCTGTACGTTTATTCCAGTCAGATAGATTGCTAGCTGTAGCGCCGCACTCATTACACTCTGGCCCACTATTACCGTTTGAACTACGCCACCCGCTTACATCAACCTCACCACCGCAAAATGGGCATGGCAAATTATCGCCGGAGTGTTCTGGTATTACAGGTTGTGCCGGAATATTTTCTGGAATATTTTGCGGTTCGTTTTGTTGTACTGTAGACGCAAGAAGTTGCTCCAAATCCTCTCGCGCATCGTAGCTTTGCACTGCACTGAATTTTCCACGGCTACCGTCGTTATCAAGTAGGTGATTTACTGTTTTTCTGTACGCCAATAGCTCCTCTGCCATGCTGACAGGCAACATCACGCAGCCGTTCCCGACTTCGATACAGTTTTTGATTCTTTTTTCTAAACGTTCTGTTGTTAATTCAGACATTGCTCTATACCCCGCGAATGGATAAAAATTTATCCATGGCTTTATTCGCTAGCTTTTGGCCTTTGTATCGCTCAATACCCCATGCAACGGCATAACAAATCCATAAGTAGTGATGTGAGTAGCGCTCGCATGAGTTGCTTTCAAATAGCTGGTAGGCATCTAAACCGGGAATATCTGACTCGAACACGGCGTTATAAGCTGCTTGTGAATCACTGAAATGCTCTTGTTTTAGATTCGATATTCTTTGAGCCATATCTTCAATTTCACTGGCGTTGTGTACACCATCCTCAAGCCATGATTCGTGCCATTCATCCAACTCTTTGGCAAATGCATCATCGTCGAACTCAAGACAGTGTTTATCTCGACCACTTCCACCGGCACCCATCGCAAGTTTTTCGGACCAGTAGCAAGGATTTATGCCAGCATCACGACTTACGAAGAAGTTGAACATGTCATGTATGCGTGTGAATACCCATTCCCCCATGTCACCAGAAACAGACAGATAGCCGGGCCAAGTCACTAGATCGAATCGATAGATGCTGCTGCCATTACGAGAGAACTCAACATGGCGATAGATGCCATCGTCATGATGAATTTTCATTGAGTGTCCGCGAGTATCTTCCTCAAAGCGTTTTTGCTCGTTATTGTTGGCCATCGTTTTGCTCCTGTACGACTTCAATCAGAATGTCATTCGCTAAATCGAGGCTGATCACATCATTTTCTGTATATGGTGATAGCGGCTCTTTAGCTGGCTGAAAGCGCAATACTGTATGGTTCCCGTAATAGTTGATGTATCGCAGCCGGTAGCGCTTATCAAAAACACAAACAACATCATTAGGCTTTGCTTCAATAGCGAGCTTTTTAACTTTGTGGTTGGTCAGTTGGTGGACCTCACGCAACACATCAAACCGTGTAATGGCTTCACGTAATATTGCCGCTGCTTCTGGATATTGATCATTAATAAGCTTCACGCCTGCATGCGCTTGCTTAATTAAAGTCTTTGGGGGCAGTTCATTTAGTTTCACGATTATTTCTCCACACATTAAATAGATAACACTTCACTAAGCACCGAATATGCTCGGTGCTTAAGGCTGTATTAAATATTATTAATAATTAGGCTTTAAAATTACCGATGAAGGTTTCAATAGATTTGCCAGTGAATTGCTCTGTAAGCAGATCACGGAATTCGTTTGCAATTTCTTCCTCTACAGCTTCCAGTTGAACAATACGCAGGACAAATAAAGGCGTGTCACCCGTCAGGATACTATTACGCAGACTGAAACGGCGCTCGGATAAGCCTTCATAAGGTACGCACTTAAATTCAAAGGCCACAGGCATGATTTCTTTGCTTTTAGCCTCTACACTTTGCATCAATGACTGCTTACCGCTGAAATCAGTAGCTTCATGATCGGCACTTTGTACAGATTCAATAGTAATACGGCGAACGGCGCTCACAGCTTGTTTAATTGGAAGCACTTTACCTTCTGCATCAAAGGCTGTGAGGAAGTCGCTCCAATCCTCTAGCCACTCTGCAAGGCGCTTCTGGTTTGATTTTTCACCATTGAAAGCAAGCAGAGCGCAGAACGGTGCTGTTTTCTTCAAAGCGATTGCTGCTGTGTTATCGGCATGGCCTGCGTTCGCAAGTGTGCCGAGGTTGAACACGGAGGTTGCACACATATTGTCAGCGTCGATAAAGCAACGGGCGCCCGGCTGACCTTCTGAATATGCAGATGAATAACGAACGAAATCGGCAATACTGGTGGTGCTTAATTTGCCACGAAAACGGCTGCGGCCTAATTCTAAATGTTCTAATGATTTAATTTGGTGATTTTCAGGAATAATTACAGCGGGGCAATTAGTCGTTTTAATCGGGTCCAAATGAAATGCAGATAATGTAAGCTCTTGGATTTTATTAATAGTGCAAGCGTCTAATTGAGACATGTTTAGTCCTCGCTTATTTAAAAGCGTTAATTTAAAAGGTTGAAATAAAACTTAGGTATTACGGCTTATGTAGTTATTCGTAATTTACCGTCTACCTCTCCGGTAATTGCAAATAACTGGCCCTGATCTTCTTGTAAGATCGTCAGCTTGCCACCTTTCCCAACGTACATAGGTGTTTCGGTGGTGTCTTCTTCTGACTGCTTGCCACGAGGTGTTGGTGTAACGAACTTCAATTTGTGCTTAATACCAACGCGCTTTTCTTCAACTGAGTTGCTCAGGCGGTCAATATCAAACGTGAGGACAACTTGCCCTTTACCGCCATTGTTGAGAACCCCCAACGCGGTATTGTTGAGCGCAGCGGCGATCTTGTTAACGAAGATCCCCGCGTCGAGCTCGCCCAGAAAGTCGGGCACTACGGTCATGCGATCATTGCTCATCGGTTTACCCTCTGAAATGCGGTCTGTACCGCGCTTATTTACTCCACACACTGATTTGCTGTGGTGGCTGGACTTGAACCAGCGACGCGAAGCTCGGGCGGCCTCCGCTCTACCAACTGAGCTACACCACAACGTAAAGAGCGATAAACGATGCTCCCTACGTTCTGATTGATAATATAGCTACTTTAAGTAGTAAATATCAACTACAAAAAGTAGAAAGTGACATTGAGGCGTGGGAGGGATAGATAACTAGTTGAAATTAAGACGAAAAAAAACCGACTTACGTCGGCTTAATTTTACTTATCAGAATTTATGCAAAATCAACCATCTTTAGTGGCAAGCATTTGATGAGCTTTCCAAAAACATAAAGTTCGTGCATTTCATGATCTTCAATAAAGAATGGTGGGTATTTATCGTTGTCAGATAAAACAGCTAATCTTCTACCTTTAACCTTTTGTAATCGTTTAACAAAAGTAGAATCTTCAAAATTGAATATATAGACGCCATCACCATTAAAGTGGTCGACCTTACGATCAATGAAAAGCAGATCTCGGGGACATAGCGTAGGCATCATACTATCGCCATCGACGTTTATTAGCTCAATACCATCAAGAGTGCGGCGGCCAAAAAGCTCATAGACTCGCTCTTCTGGAATTTCTATTGAGCTAATAATTGTAGGAAATTCTTTATTTATATAACCATTGCCAGCGGATGCGTACACATCAAACTGGCGTACAGTAACCGTCCCTGAATTAATAACTTCGTGTCTAGGCTCAAAAACACCGTAATCCAGATAGGCTGGTGAGACTTTTAGCCTTTCGGCAATCCTCAGCATTTTTTCATCTCTCGGTTTAGCAGTGCCGAGCGTATACCGTCGCGCCATCTCATATGAGACGCCACTAAATTCAGATAGCTCTTTCACCCCCAAGTCTTTCTCTTGGAGCGACTTGTTAAGCCTTTCGGCAAAGTCTTTGTATTTTGCTTCTTCCACCATAAGTAGAAGGTTATGACGTCTATCATCAGTTGTCATTTCTATTTTAAGTTGCATGTTAATGCTACTATAAGTAGTATTTAGTGTAGTGTAACTAGGGAGGCTATATGCAGCATAAGTACAAAAACATTACTGAAAACGCCGTCAGAGTTGTTGGCTCTATTTCTGAGGTATCACGACGCTTTGGTTTCCGGTCAGTGCAATCAGTAGCCAATTGGATTGATAAAAACAGAGTGCCATCTGAACGAGTTATTCAATTATGTGAATTTGGTGAATGGTGCATTACGCCTCATGAACTTCGCCCTGATATTTATCCAAATCAAGCAGATGGATTGCCCGGTGGGCATGCAGTGTTATTAGAGAACTTAGGTAAGCAGTCAACGCTGACAACTATATCCAAAGTAAATTTTAGCTAAAACCACAACAGGATAGGAGGAACTGTGGGAAACGAACCAAAGTGGCAAATAGAGCGGCAACCAGCGTGGCTAGTAGCGGCAATCAAGAAAACCATATCCAGCCTAGATGGAGGATATGCAGAGGCTGCTGAATGGCTAGGGGTTACTGAAAACGCGATTTTTAACCGTCTGCGTACTGATGGCGATCAGATCTTCCCTATGGGGTGGGCCATGGTGCTTCAGAAGGCTAGTGGAGAAAAGTATATCGCTGAGGCGGTGTCGCGTAGTTCAAACAGCGTCAACGTCCCGCTGGTGGATCTTGATGAGGTGGAGAACGGAGATATTAACGAGCGCTTGATGCAGTCAGTTGAGTGGATAGGTAAGCATTCCATGTACGTTCGTAAGGCCACTGCTGATGGTGTTATCGACAAAGAGGAACGGGCGAAGATAGAAGAGAACAGTTATCAGGTAATGGCAAAGTTTCAAGAGCACCTAACTCTGTTGTATAGCGTTTTTTGTGCCCCTGAAAAAGTTGACGCCCCAGATATGCAGTCTGAGGCGTCGATGCGACTAAATCAGTGTGTGGAGAAATAACCGCGTGAGCAATTTAACAATAAATTCTCATCTTCCGCAACTGCGCTGCAAGTTGGTAAGCAATGCGCTTCCACCTGCGCCGTTACGGTATGAACGAAGAATAGCAAACCGCTGGGTGCCATGTAACCACAGAAGGGCGGTGTCCATTGTGGGTGTAATTCAAAGACGCTGGGGGCTCTATGACAAATCTTAATGTAACTGGCATAGCGCCATATCAAAACCATCAGGTTATGAACTCAGTGCAGCCAATGATGAGTAGCCGAGAGATCGCAGAGTTAGTTAAAAGCAAACACGGTGATGTTAAGCGTTCAGCCGAACGCCTAGTGGGTGCGGGTATTTTAACCGCGCCGTTGGCGCAGTTCGATTTTGAGCATAACGGGAATACGTACAAGGAGTATCGGTTTAACAAGCGAGACTCGTTGATATTGGTTGCCCGTTTGTCACCGTTGTTCACTGCGGCTGTCGTTGACCGTTGGCAAGAGCTGGAAAATAGCACTCCAGCGCTTCCTCAATCATTACCAGAAGCGTTGCGCCTTGCTGCTGATATGGCAGAGCAGAAAGCCGCGCTCGAGTTTAAGGTTCAGCAGGATGCGCCGAAGGTGGCGTTTGTCGATCATTTCGTTGATGCCGCTGGTGCTAAGAGTCTGCGTGAAAGCGCCAAGATTCTGCGCATGGCTGAAAAGTCGATGATAGAGGCGCTATTGCGTGACAAGGTTCTGTTTCGTCAGTCTCGCAACTTATTGCCATCCTCAATCCACCAGCGTAACGGCTTATTCTGCGTGAAAACCGGCACATCTGAGTTTGGTCATGCTTTTACTCAAACCCGCGTAACGCCGCTGGGCCTGCAATGGCTTGCTGATCGTTACGCCTCTGAGCTGATGGTGGACTGATATGAGCCTACTTTTACCATCTCGCCCTCTCATCGTGCTTTCAGACCTAGCGGAACGCATCGGACTAAACGAGGCCATCGTACTTCAACAGGTCCAATACTGGCTGACTGAGACAAACTCAGGTATCGAGCATGAAGGCCGTCGCTGGGTATATAACTCAATCAGAGAGTGGCACAAGCAGTTTAAATTCTGGAATGAGAAAACAGTAAGCCGCACGTTTACTTCTCTAGAAAAACAAGGGCTTATTACTGGCGAAAAGCTATCCAAAGATAAGCGCGACCAAACGAAATACTACGCTATTAACTACGATCATGCGGCGCTAGATGATGCCGAAATTATCAACAATTCCATTGGGACAAAATGTCCAACTCCATTAGGACAAAATGTCCAAATGCAAAAGGACAAAGTGACCTCATGCAATGGGACAAAATCGGGGGATTCCATTGGGACAAATTGTCCTAATGTTCTTACAGAGATCACTACAAAGAGTACTCAAGAGATCACATCAGATAAAAACACTTTGGGCAGTTCGGCTGCGCCGACCGACCCAGAGGTAGAAATTACTGATAAAGCGATTCAGGTACTCAAACATCTGAATCAAGTGACCGCCTCGCGGTACCAGAATTGCAAATCCTCACTCGAGAACATTCGAGCCCGCCTGCGTGATGGTTTCACCACTGATGAGCTGATTTTGGTTGTTGATTTCAGCGTCGAGCGTTGGGCCAGTAATCCTGATTTCTCAGCGAACCTGAATCCGGTAACGCTGTTTCGCCCAGCCAAATTCCCTGCATATCTCAGCTCGGCAACCAAATGGACGGCTGCTGGTCGACTGCCAAGATCTCAGTGGCCTACAGGCACGCAAGCAAAACAGCCAGCAAGCTACGTCAATATGGATTTCTCGAAGCAAGAATATTCAGCGCCAACCTCCGGCTGGAGAACATGATCATGAAAATTAAAACCATGCCAGTTATTCGCCGCCACCGTCCGGCACTCGTTCAACTACATCGAGAAAGAGCCCAACGCTGTGAAGCGGCAAAGCAGTGGCGCCGCGCTGAATACGAATGGTCCCGAGTCATTGAGAACTGCGGTACCGAAGAAGATATGGAGCACGCCGTAGCGAGCAGAACGGCATGTGCACGGATGTGCCAGCCATTAGGCTCTGCAGATCCACGTATGGACTATGAATCTGTTGTTCGTTCGGAGGTGTTGATGTGAAGTTGATCCTACCATTTCCACCGAGCGTAAATGGTTACTGGCGCGCCCCGAACAAGGGCGCTTCAATCGGTAAGCATCTAGTGAGCGAACGTGGGCGTAAGTATCAGGTTGAAACATACGCGATGGTCATCGAGCAACTACGCCGTAAGCCGAAGGCGATTACTGAGAACGTTTCTGTTTCCGTTGTGCTGTTCCCACCAACCAAGGCGCGCCGCGATCTGGATAACTACTTCAAGGCTCTGTTTGATGCGCTAACAAAAGCAAATGTATGGGCTGACGATAGCCAGATAAAAGAGCTTTCAGCTAAGTGGGGGCCTGTTGTTAAAGGTGGTCGTGTTGAGTTGGTGATCGATGGGGTGACGGCATGCGCATGATCCTCACTGCATTCCCACAAACCGACGCTGGCATAGTTTTGCTTAAGCCGGGCCAATTGACGCACAAGTTCCGCAAAGGCCAGCGCCTCATGATCACTGCTGTGCCGGAAGAGTTTGCGAAGCTGCCAGCCGGTGAGCTGCCTGCGGCAAATCAGGATTTGGCTAATGATGAAGAGCTGCGGTCGTTCTTCTCTCACTATGATGTGATTAGAGCCGCTGGCGGTGATGGTTCGCTTAACGCGTGGGTTGATGAAATCAAAACCTGTCAGTGGAAACGTAGCTATCACAACAGAAATTTGAACACGGTATCGCATAAAAACGGTGCCGTTCGTCTGTGCTGGAGCTGTGACAACCTCCACCACGATCAGTTTCACCCCGCGTTGGGCGACATTGCCGCAACCAACCGAGCAGAATGGCTGGTAGACGCCGTGCGCCAATCTCTTGGTTTCCGTGAAGGCCATCAACTAACCCTGCCAGAGCTATGCTGGTGGGCCGTGCTAAAACAAGTTACTGAGTACCTACCGAGCGCCATTGATTACCGCGTCACAAAGACGCCTGAGCCACCAGCGTTTGTGGGTGGTGTTATGAAAGAGGCCGACATAAATCCGTGGCCAACAAATCCGGCGCAGGTCATTGCTGATAGCGTCGAGCTAGTGAAGCCAGTTATCAAACTAATGGGGGATGAAGCACCACCAGCCAGCTTTATGTTGAAACCTAAACTGGCACGCTGGGAGTGTGAGAAGTACACGCGGTGGGTAAAAACGCAAAAGTGCTGCGGTTGCAGTAAACCAGCTGACGATCCGCATCATGTGATTAACCATGGGCTAGGTGGCATGGGAACCAAAGCGCATGACCTGTTCGTGTTGCCGCTATGCAGGCGGTGCCATGACGAGCTGCACAAGGACGTTGCAGGATGGGAGCAAAAACACGGGGATCAGCGATTCCTATTAATTGAATTTTTAAATTACGCCATGGGTATTGGTGCAATTTTCAAAGCGTAAAGCGTAACGTGTGGGGAGCGCTGAGTAATGAATTTACAGCATTTAGAGTATGTAAGAAGCTGCGTTTCGCTGGCACTTGCAAACATTGTCGGAGCAACAAAAGGCCAGCTTGATGCGTTTCATGGAGCGGCATTGGTAAACACGTCACGTTATCCACGTAAGCCAGTGCGCGAAGTTGGCGGGCAGGTTCGCATTGTTGATCCGGTTAAGTGTGCAGAAACTCGAGGCGGTAAGGATGTAAGGCCACCGATTGAAGAAATTGTGTTCTGTCTTAGTTCGTGGCGACGTGCAATATCTACACTTGATGGCCACCAGCTCGCATGGGTTCGGTATTGCTATGCGCATGACCTGAACTATGACTATCAAGTTCTGATCACTAAGCATGTATGGGAAGAGTTCAAAAAGACGTTAGCAGGCAAGCGGATCACAAAGAAAGTGATGGCACGGCTTGCACAATTGGTGTGGCTGGCAGTACAACAGCATGCGTGTAAGTGTAGCGGCATTCAGGAGAAAGAGTACACGGCGACACAATTGGCTGATTTGATGGGGGTTAGTAAGTCCACATGGTCTGAATGCTATGGCCCGCACTGGGGGGCTCTATTGCTCATGATTGTGGATCTGGATTGCGCCAGCTTGGATCAAGTTTCAAAGGCGAGAGATACATCACGTTTGTGTAATTTAGCGTTATGATACTTGCAAAACCGAACAAAATGAGCGATATTTAACGTTAATTTGGTATTTTGCCAAAATTACATATAAACCCGCCTAGTGCGGGTTTTTTTGTGTCTTTTTCAAGAATGAGTTGCTGTTGGCATTGGACAGAGTTACTAGTGTTGTAACGCAACGAAAAAAGAGAAAAAGACATGCTAAATCAGAATGATATGACGCAAGAAGCATCGGTAGTGCTTGCTTGTTTGAGTCGTTTAAGTTGGTGGTCTGCGGCTTACCTTGGCGGCTTGTTAAAGATTAGCGAAGCGCGCTGCCAGTTTATTTTGACTCAGTTGGCGATGGCTGGTTTAGTTGAAGAAGATAAGACAGAGAACAAATTCAAACGCTGCTAGCTTTGCTGGTGGCTTCTAAGCTGTGAAATGGGCGGCTGGGTTGTGTTGTAGCACTTCCCAGCCATGCACCCGTTGTATGAGTCACGGGCGCAACAAGGCCCACCGCTTGTGTGCACAAAGCGGATCTGAGCCTATCAAAAAAGGCCCAAAACATCCATGAAAAATACTGTGAATTTAAACAGTATCAATCTTGTAAACGCTGATTCACTCGAATTTATTAAAACCCTTCCAGACAACTGCATCGACCTGATAGCCACCGATCCGCCATATTTCAAAGTTAAGCCAAACGGCTGGGACAACCAGTGGCGCGGCGATGGTGACTATTTGCAATGGCTTGATCAATGCCTTGCCGAGTTCTACCGAGTATTAAAGCCTGCTGGCAGCTTGTACCTGTTTTGTGGCCATAGGCTGGCACCGGATATTGAAATACTCATGCGGCAGCGCTTTAACGTGCTGAACCATATTATCTGGGCTAAGCCATCAGGCCGCTGGAATGGCTGCAATAAAGAAAGCCTACGGGCATATTTTCCGGCAACTGAGCGCGTGTTGTTTGCTGAACATTATCAGGGGCCATGCAAACCCAAGCAGGATGGCTACGCGGTTAAATGTACCGAGCTTAAACAGAACGTCCTCATGCCGCTGATCGATTATTTCCGTGATGCGCGAAACGCGCTGGGCGTATCGAGTAAAGAGATACACGCGGCAACCGGTAAGCAAATGGCCTCACACTGGTTTACTGAAAGTCAGTGGCAGCTACCTAGCGAGCAGGACTATTTGAAGTTGCAGGCATTGTTTGAACGAATAGCGAAAGAAAAGCATCAGCGTAATGAACTAAGCGATCCACACCACCAGCTTGTTGCGGAATATAGAACGCTGTCGCGGCGTTACATTGAGTTGTCGCAAGAGTTTAAGGCATTACGCCGTCCGTTCTCTGTTTCTGCGCTAGTGCCGTTTACGGACGTTTGGACGTATAAGCCAGTCCAGTTCTATCCGGGCAAACATCCATGTGAAAAGCCTGCTGAAATGATGCGTGACATTATCGCGGCAAGCAGCAAGCCCGGTGACGTTGTGGCTGATTTCTTTATGGGGTCAGGTTCGACAATTAAGCAGGCCATAAAGATGGGGCGCTGCGCAATAGGGGTAGAACTGGAAAGCGAATGCTTCATTAAAACCAAATCAGTGATTGATAAAATTAGTGCTTAATATCATTGATGCCTAGCTTTATATGAGTCTTGATACCCAAACCAAAATATTAACGGATGTATGTGACTGTGCTTTATGTAAATATAGCGGCTCTCATATGATGCTAAAGGATGCGGAAAGGATGAAGTATCAAATCTCATTGAATGATGTATCACCTGAAGATTTAAATTCAATTAAAGAGCTTATAGAGAAGCACGCTCATTATTTCGAAAAAACAGTAATGGGGAACTTTGGCGATGATGTGAGATATTCGTACCATCCAGATAATTTTGAGATTTCTGAGATAGATGCAGATAGTTTTACATATGATGCTCAAATTTCATATTATGAGGGATGTAAAGATAAGAATTATACAGATACCCATAGTGATACGATTGAATATGAAATCATTGATGGTGAAATTATTTTTGATGTTGACGAACTCGTATGGGATGTAAGATAGGTTCACAACCATTTCCATAATATTAAGGCCACTTTTAGGTGGCCTTTTTCATATGTAGCACCCAGCCAACAACCATCCACACATTAAACACTTTCTATCTGAGAGTGGTTTTACGGCTGGGTGCTATTCCACTAATTAACCCTACCGCGCTGGTGGATGGGGGGAGAACATGAAAATGCACAAAAGCCCCGAACTCTGGGCCATGTTAATGACATGGATTGCAGAGCACCGCAGCGAGGGAAGTTACGCATTCATTGCGGGTCTAATGGCTATCCTACGGGGGATATATAACGGGGACTCACCGTGGTGGCGACGGATTCTTGATGCCGGTATGTGTGCACTGGTGGCGTTCTTCATTAAAGACCTACTCATGTTGATGAGTTTTGATCAGCAATGGGCGTATATCGGAAGCGTCTTTATTGGCTTCTTGGGTATTGATTATTTCAGCTCGGTTCTACGTCGTGTTGTCGGCAGTAAGACAGGCGTCCCTCCTCAACAGTAAGGCAATTCAATGGATCTCGAACAGTTTCAACAGGCGGCTGATATTAGCGCCGGATTAGCTGCGCGCTGGTTTCCGCACATCGATGCAGCAATGAAAGAATTTGGTATTACGGCGGCAACCGATAAGGCGATGTTTATTGCTCAG